TGTCCCTTTATTGGAGAGCTTGAATCATCCCAGCTTCCCAACCAGTCAAACTGTGATGCAGATATTTTATCTGTATTGCTTATATAAATGTTTGTAACAGTTAGTGGAACTGCACTATTAAGTTTAAAGTTTCCCGATCCAGGATCTGAATCTGTAGTTCCAGTTATAAAAGACCATTTTACTCCAGCAGAAGCACCTGTAACACCTTGTATACCTTGTATTCCTTGCTCACCCTGTATACCCTGTATTCCTTGTGGACCAGTTGCGCCTGTTGCACCAGCAGGGCCAGTTGCACCAGCGGGGCCTGTTGCACCAGTTGGTCCAACTGGACCAGTTACTCCAGATACCTGTACCCAGTATGTTCCATCAAATACATAAAATTCTCCAGTTTCATTATCAAACCATACTTCGCCAGCTGATGAAGATGTTGGTGGGGTAAATTGTACTTTAACAGCTTCGTCTACAGTTAAAACAACACGATTATTATTGTCATCGTATGTGGCTGTTACATTGTTATGATTTGCATGATTAAAAAGTGTTGCTGTTGCATCTTGAATTTCTTCAGAAGTCAGTGATGATGATACTGGACCCCATGCGGTTCCATTATAGTATTTTAAAGAATTTAGGGATGTGTTGTAATATATATCCCCAGCAATAGCTGTCCCTGGGTCTTGGGCTAAAGCTACTAAATTTACAGGTAACTTAAATTTAATAGACATTTACTACCCTACTACTACTACCTTATAAGCTCCAGACGCAGGTGCTACTGCAAAAGATACTGTGGCAGCAGATGTACTTGTTCTTACAACGCCAGCCTCTACTGACTCAAAAGTTGCTGAATCAAAAATCTGGACTGTTACCTCTCTTGTTCCAAGATTGTGTGTGATTGTAAATGATGTTGCGGTACCGTCTCCTATAACCTCAGAGTGTTTTCTTGTTATAGCATGGTATGTTGTACCGTTATTTGTAAGTGTCCAGTTATCATTTGTCTCATTCCATAGAATTTCAACATCTGCTTCTGATCCACGCTCTACTCTAATTCCAGCATCTGCTGTTGGTGTACCAGAGAAGTCTGTATTAAGGTTAATCTTATTATCAACAATGTTTACCTGAGTAGTATTAACAGAGTTAATTGTTCCAGTTACGTTTAAGTTTCCGCCAACTGTTAAATTATTAGTAATGGATACGTCATTTGGTAATCCAATTGTTACGCTTGAGCCTTCTGATCCAGAACCAGTAACCTCAATCTCATTTGTAGTTCCTGTAATTCCAGCAACGTAATTTCCTGTTGTTTGTGTTCCAAGGTTTACGTTCTTTATTGATACTGCGCCAGATGATACTGTGAAGTCTGCATCTGCGAATGAAGCAACACCCTTATTGGTTGTTGTTGCATCTTCTGCAGATACTGTAATTGTATTATTTGTTACAGCTACATCTATACCTTCTCCACCAGATATTGTTAATGTATCTGTAAGAAGATTTACTGTGTCTGTTCCAGTATCTCCTGCTATTGAAAGATTAGTTGCTACATCTACTTCACCAGCAGCGGTCAAACGACCTCTTGAGTCTACTGTGAATGTAGGAATTTTTGTTGTTGATCCATATGAACCAGCGGTTACACCAGTTGTAGGAAGATCAATGTTTACTGCTGCTGTTTCTGAACCAGAACCTGTAACTGTTATTGTTCCACCAGATGATGCTAGTGTTGCTACATAGTCACCAGTTGTATCTGTGCCAAGTGCTACTGAGTTTGCATTGATTGTAGCATTAAGAGTAATTTCTCCAGCTGCATTAGTTGTTGCTGTTCCTGTAAGATCTCCACCAAGAGTAATGGACATTTGTCCAGATGAAACCCATGCTGTTCCATTGTAATAAAATAGTTTATTTGATGTTGAATCGAAGTAGACTCGTCCTTTATATACGGTCTCTGATCCAGATGGTACTGTTGGATTTGAAGTAGCGTTTTCTATGCGGAGTTTCTGGATTTCCAGACCCGTCATATCTATCGACGTTAAAAATTTACGTGCCACTGTTTATTACTCCTAGGTATTTAAGATTACGACAGGTATGCTTTTCCAGAAAAACCTGCTGCAAAACTAATTATAACAGAATTATCATTCTGGTACTGGACATGCCCCTCGACTTGATATCCGTTATTATCCACTACGGTTACGTTTGGCTTAAACTGTAATTTATGTGCTGAAAATGGTATGTTCCAGGTGGTATTTGAAATCTCTTGAGTATGGGTATAGACAGATTCTGGTAGGGTAAATAGATCAATTGGGGTTCCCCAGTCACCTGCATATGTTCTTGGACCGTATAGTAAATACTCTGGTACCTTAAGGTAAAAATCTCCCTCTACTGCATTTACTGGAAAATTGGCTGTAGGAACTTGTGTTCCATTAAGTATAGAATTACCTCTAGGACCTGGTTGACCAGTATCAGATATTATTACCTCATTTTCAGTGGTAGTAATATCTATAATATTTGAGTTGTCTATATAATTAGTCATTTATTGTTACCGCTCTAGAAACATCTAGCCATCCCTCAAGCAGTCTTGTTACCACTCCGCTTCCATTTACAATAATTAAATCATAAGCAGATTTTGGATATGCAATAACTTTTGTTTTATCCGCATTAACATTAATATCAATTTTTCCAGCAAGCGGTGTAACCACTATGCCGTCTCCAATAGAGCATGAAGCTAGAATCTTTTTTGATCCTGGTGCTGACTTAATATCCATATAAACTTGGTACTGTGTTAAATCTATTGGGTCTCCGTCTGGGTCTTTATAGACTATGCTAAAGCGGAAATTGGCGGCCTGATCAACCTTCCAATTCTTAATTCCTGCCATCAATTATATACCTCCGAGATAATTCAATTTTATCATGAAAGTAGTTCTAGACTGATGTTGTGGTTAAGTCTACAATCTCGCAATGATCTGAGGTACAGGCAAGAGTTTGGGCTCCTGCTGTCATGTCCTCTTTTTCAAAAAATGACAGGTCTTCCCATCTAATAACTGAAGGCATTTTAGCCAACAACTCTAAGTATTCAGTTTCGTTAACTTCTTGGTATGGTGCTTGTTTATATGTATGGTCTGAATATGGTAAAAAGGATATTCCAGAAACCTCGTCAAAATGTTCCCATACCCATGCACCTACGGCCATCCATTCAGTTTCGTGAACAGATACAGTAATTGATGGTTTATGCTCACACCATGCTCTTTGATATACCAGCCATGTATTTAAGTGCTCTATTGCGGTTAATTCATTTCTTAATATTGCGCCCTCTGGTGCTTTTACTGGGAAAGAAAATACCGTTGTTGAGTCTGGCTTCATAACATCTGGCTCGTTTGGTACGTTATAAGACTTCATTAATTCTGTTAAAGGATCTTTATTATCTGCACGTACTGTTCTAATATAATATTGAGAATGCCAAGGGTGCATTCCTGAAGATACTCCAGTAAGCTGAGATACTGTTCCAGATGGCTTTACGCAAGTAATGGCTGCTGATTCGCTTATTCCTATTTTCTTGGCCTCATCTGAATTTATTGTACGGGCATACTCACGTAGCCCATTAAGTGTAGACTCTAGCTTTTTAATGTCTTCTTTTCCAGAAAAAAACTTATGCCCAAATTGTCCAGTTAAAGATACTCCAAGTAAGCGTTCTTCTTCTGTATTATCCTTCCAAATTTTACGAAGGTACTTAAAGTCAGTAAGGGTTGATTGCCATGTTCCTAGGATTGTGGCTAGTCTTACTTTATTTGATATGTCCTCGACTTTATCATTTTCACGAATTACTACCTCTGAAAGATTACAGAACTGGTACGGGCGAAGGATGATTTCAGAGCATGGATTTGTCCCATAGTGTATTTCAGGATCTCTACGTCCATACTTAGCTGCCTGCTTCTGTGCAGCAGCAACATTGTATATACCACGTTCTCCAGATTTAGAGTCATATAGGTTTTTCCACTCTGCAATAAACTGTGCCATTTCTGGTCTTCTTGAATATGCAACTGAGTTATTTGATAGTGCACGTTGTGAATTATTTTCCCACCAATTTCCAACCTTAGCTTGTGCCATTTCAATATCATTGATATTAGAAAGAGAAATCATTGCTGATCTACGTACTCCACCAACAACTACAATTTCTCCAATTTTACACATTATGTCATGGCATTCAATTGGTTTTAAATTTCTTCCGACAGCATTCTTAAAAACCTTTATTGTAAAATCAAATAAGTTTACGAGGGGCTGTGGTCCAGATGATCTTCCACCCATTGTTTTTAGTCTTGCTCCAGAAGGTCTCAACTTGCTAACATCTATTGTTGGTATTTGACCAGACCAAAGAAGTGCTAGTAACTCTCTGTATGCTTTAGCCCACCCAGTTTTAGAATCTTCTACAGTTATAACTGTTGATGATTTTTCTAATGATTCTGGGACTGGTGGTAATTTATTTATGTATTTATATTCTACCGAAAATCCTACTCCAGTTCCGCACATTAATATATACATTGTTTCATCGAATGATCTTGGTGAATCTACTGGAACAAATGAACAATTGTATCCAGCAACGTGATCTCTTGATAGTGCTGCTCCAGCAGTCATAACAGATCTCATTGATGGCATTATGTCTAAATTATAAACAGCATTTTTTAATTCTTGTATTAACTTTGTATCTGGTTCATATGAATGATTCTCAAAAAGATGGTCAAGCATGAAACTAAAATATCTATCAACAGTCTCACCCCAGGTTTCTCTGCGATTCTCTGAATCTATATATCTTGCGTATCTTGAGAGAGCGATAAACTCTTGGTAAGCTGATGGTAATGACATTTTATAAAGCCTCTTTCTTATCCCATTTAGGATTTTTTAATTTTTTATTTGGATTACTAAGTCTAGCACAAACAATTTTCGATGCCAAGTCTAGGCTAGATGGCTAAAAGATTTTTTAGTTAAATCTATCCAGTTATACTTCTCATAAATTTTAGTTGTGTTTTTCAGGGCAATTGCGGAGTATTTACTGTAACTGTTTATTGCTTCAAGCATTAATTCTTTCAAATGATCTATCTTTGGCTCAAACATTTTCCCTGGATGCATTATTGGCCATGGAGAGTCTCCAAGTGTTGAGTCTAACTTTAGAGTTATAAAATCTTTATATGGTGCCCAAGACTCTGTACAAATTACGGGCATTGCTGTTGCCATTGCTTGTAGTGGTATAAAACCAAACCCTTCTCCCCAAGACGGATACACAAGGCAGTGGTGCATTGACATTAGTTGTAAAAGTTCTTCGTCTTCCATTTCACGATTTACAATTTTTATGTTTGGATACCTCTGAGATATGTCTATAAAATTTCCAAATATATCTTTGTGTCTTATCGTATGAGCTTCATGTGCCTTTATAGTTAATTCAACATCTGGATTATCACCAAATAACTCTATGAAAGCTTTTACTGTTAGGGATCCGCCCTTTCTTTCGGCTGGCTCTCCAATATGTAGAAATCTAAATTTATTTTTTACTTCCCTTACTCTTGGTACTTTCCATATATCGTGTAATCCATGTTCATATACACGAACTGGTTTTTTTACACCAGCATCGACATACCATTCTGCAACAAGTGGGGAAGTAGCCCATACCTCGTCACATTGATTAAAATTTTCTAACCAGTACATTGGCAACTCAGTAGATTCCCAGGGTGTATACCCAATTGTATGAATATCTGATCTAATATACTTATAGTGTATTGGCTGTACAAAGTTTAGGTGAATGTCAGCTTTAGGGTTTGTAAGCGTAACAAAGTGTCCCAAACTCTGTAGTGATGATATTATGCCTTTTCCAGCCTGACCATACCCTACAGTGGCATTATATCCAGACTCAGACGTAAAAAAGCTTATATGCATAAAATCCTTCGCTTCAGAATATATTAAGTCTACCACATGGATATTTTTTTTAAAATAGTTGACTTGGTCTAATTTAGCCGATAAACTAATATTATGAGTAAAAACCTAATTATAAAAGTAATTAGTTACTTATCGATAGTTATAGTTGGTAGCAACATGCTTGGTACTACTATTGATTATGGTAATTATACTAAAAATCCTTTGAAAAAGGTAAGTAGCTTAGGTGTTGGATTGCCATTTTCTATTGAAAGTAGTAAATACCAGCATTTAAAGGAAATTCTTGAGACTAGGGAACTTAGAGAAGCTAAGCTCGAAGAGCTTAAAAAATCTAAGAATCTATCAAATGAAGATCTAGTTATTTTATTATATCTAGTTGGCTTTGAGGGTAGAGACCTAAAGGAGGCCTGGGCTGTTGCTAAAAAAGAGTCCAATGGGCGTCCCCTTGCATACAATGGTAATAGAAAAACAGGAGATAATTCTTACGGTATATTCCAAATCAATATGATTGGAAATCTAGGTCCAGCCAGACTTGAAAAATTTGGACTTAACAGCAATAAGGAGTTGCTAAATCCTGTTACCAATGCTGAGATAGCATTTAGAATGTCTAGGGGTGGTGAGGACTGGACCGCATGGAAAGGCCTTACTCCAAGGACTCAAGATTTAATGGAACAGTTTCCAAAAGTAGATATCCAAAAGTACCAAATGCCTGTATAAATTGTTTGACATCAATCTTACAAAATGATACAGTTATTGTATGGACATAGATAATACTGGAACTATAGACATTAGAGTCGTTAGGTCATGGCTAGATAACAGAGATGGTTATAGGCATGGCGCAGAGTGTACTACTAAATTGCTCTCTGGATTTGACGATGATGGTGTTTATTTAATATGCCTAGAGTGTAATGAAAAAACATACGTTGGATTACACACATACGAGATTATGAAAAGAGAATTAGATGTCTGAAGAAAACGACAATATTCTTCTAGGTATTTATATACAGCTATCTAGAGTTTATGATATGCTTATGTTAATAGCAGATGGTGTAGGAAAAGGCGAAGAAGCAATAGAAATAAGAAATCTTCATAACGAAGGTAAAATACTTACACCACCGCCATCATTAGTGGAGGACGAGAATGAATAAATATTTCGTAAATATCAGCCTTGAGGTTGATATAAATAAATACGATAATATACAGGCCATAGTTGAATCTTTTGACTTAATAGGATCTGCAGAAAATACAGAAATCCTTGAAGTTACATATGAAAAAGTTGACCAAGACTGGCAATCAGATTCATCAGACGAAGACTACTAACTAGCATTTAATTGCGAGTGTTACATAATGGTAGTGTCTCTGCCTTCCAAGCAGATAGTGCCAGTTCGATTCTGGTCACTCGCTCAATAAAAAACCCCTAGGATAATACCTAGGGGTTATTTTTTTATAATGTTTTACTTTTTAGCTTTTAATGCTTTCCAAGTATTTTCATCAACAATACCAGTCTCAGCAATCTTATTTGCTTTCTGGAATGCTTTTACTGATGTTAATGTTAGATTACCAAAATCACCGTCAGCCTTTAGTTTAAGGAATGATTGTAGCTTTTTGACACGATCACCCTTATCTCCAAGCTTAATGGGCTTAAATGGCTCTGTAGCCTCTTTTTTAACTACTGGTTTATCTACTACAGCAGGTTTTGGTGCTGATGCTGATGGCGAATCAGTTGATCCAATTTTAGATAGAAGAGGTAAATTTTCTTCTCCTACATAAACTGGTCTTCCCCATCCAACTACAGCGTTAAGAAGTTTCTTTTTATTGTTCTTAACATATGCTCTAGTTTTTTCTACACACATACCACCATTACGTTGGTCACCCTTTGCTGTTCCTGAAGTATTTCCTTCAACAACCTGTATGGTTCCATCTCCGTTATTCTTAACACAAATTCCAACATGAGATATTCTGTTTACTCCATCTTCTGGAAAATCAAAATAAATCCAGTCTCCTGGAGTTGGGTCATCATTTCTTGCGTCTGCCCATCTATTGTTTTTCTTAAACCAATCAGATGCTGCAACGGTAGATGCTGACTTTGGATACTTCTTAGGATCTAGACCAGCAGTAAAGGCGCACCAAGAAACGAAAGACTGGCACCATGGTGCAAAATTTACTCCGCTCCATTTTCCATATTTAGTTTCGTTATCTTTTGGTCCTTCTATGGTACCTATTTCTTTTTTAGCAACTTCAATAATTGCTTCTAGAGATCCTTTTGCTGACACTATTACTTAGCCGCCTTTTTCTTTGAAGGCTTTTTAACAGACTTAAGAGCTTCCTCAACATCTGATGTTGCTGGCATTCTTCCAAAAGCTTTATCATTTGGATTAATTGCACGTAATGCAACTGGGATTAGGGCAGCTAGTAAAGCCTTAGATAGATCTGCAGGATCTGTTACACCAGCCATGTATAGAGCTGTTGCTGCTCCAATTACGGAACGTCCGTATGAAGCTAATGCATTTTTAATTTGTTCTGACATATATGTTTTCCTTTTCTAATATCTTTAGATATTATTAATATTTATTAAATTATCAAGATAATAAATGAGCCGTTTACATGGACAATGCTCAGGTCCCTTATGCTTTTCACCATAGCCTAAAAGGCTTTAGGTCCGAATAGAAAAGCACAATTATATTATAGCCTATTTAACTTTTATTTGTCTAGGCTTCTTTTCCTCTGGAAGGATACGCTCAATTTCAATTTTAAGCATCCCGTCCTTGAGTTCAGCAGCTTTTACTTCCATATATTCACCAAGGGCCCACTCACGGGTAAATTTACGGGAAGCGATACCACGGTGGATAAACTTCGAATCGTTATCCTCCGCCTTTGTCTCTCCCTTTACGATGAGTTTTCCATCAGATACAGAAATATCAATATCTGTCTTGGTAAATCCAGCCAAAGCAAGCTCTACGACAAAGCTGTCGTCGTCTACCTTGATTAGATTATATGGTGGGTAATTTGTTGCTGTAGATACGGTCTGGACATGATTCCAGGTATCTAGGGCTCTATCGAACCCAATGAAAAATGGGTCTTTAAAAAGATCCCATGTGTAAGTTGTAACCATTTTTTTGCTCCTTTTAAGCGAGTTAATTTAGCACCCCCCGAAGCGAGGTACTATTAATATTATATCAAATATTTTTTAAATATGTCCATATAGACGGGAGTGAAGTGCGCCGAAAAATAGGGGTAAGAACCCTTTTCCCTGTATAATTTAAGCATGGAATTATACGACCAATTAACGCCTGTAGAAAAGGCCTACCATGACGCCCTACTTGGCGTAGTAGATAAATACGGACCATTTGATAAAGGTAGCGGCAGTGTTTGGGTCGGATATGAAGATGGCGAAGATAATGAAAATTCAGCTATTGGAGTAAAGTGCGGAAACTGCTCATTTCATGTAGAGCTTTCTGGAACTACTGAGCTAGGATGTAAGATACTATCATTTAATGTAGAAGAGAATGGATTATGTAGATTAGCTGCTATTCCAGATGGATTAGTGAACGCCGAATCAGATGATATGGATGATAGCGACATGGATAATATGAATAAATTTTGGAACGGGGTATTTAGTAAATAATGTATACATACTACACTAAGGTAAGTAATATAGTAGATGGAGATACAGTAGATGTATTTGTTGATTTGGGATTTAAGGTATGGCGTCAAGAACGTATGCGTTTAGTTGGAGTTGATACCGCCGAGAAAAATACACCATATGGAAAAGCTACTAAAGAGTATTTAACCAAGCTACTAGTTGATAAAACTGTAAAGCTTGAGGTATTTAAACCTGATAAATATGGTAGATACCTAGCAAAGATTTATATTAATTCCGAGAAATCGATCAATGACCAAATGGTAGAAAAAGGTATGGCTAAAGGCTATATGGGTGATTCTAAAGTTGGTCTATGGACTGAAGCTGAATTAGCCAGAACTACTGTAGATATAGTATTAGAGTAATATACTAGGAGTTAGGATCATAACTCTCTAGGGCAAGAAGGATATCTTCTGCCATCCCGTCGAAATTCAATTTTTGCTCTGAAGTGATATATTGACCTGATTGAATCATCTTTTGAATTACAGATGATAGATATTGTTTTTTAGACATAATTACCTCCCTAAATTTTAGGTTAGTAATCTATTATAAGATAAATAGACATATTTTACAAATATAGCAATATGCCCTGTTTATTTATATACTATGATATACGCTTAGTAGCTATATAAAGTGAAATACATACTGCAGACATTGCTAACATTGGTATTAAGCTAGAAAGATTATTGATCAAGCTATAGTGACCATTATAGAATCTCCAGGCATACTCATGAATTGAGGTTACAGTAAATAGTGTTGATATATGAAGATGGAAAGATAATATTTTTGACAATACACTAGCGCTACCGCCAGTTATAATTGTTGGTTTATCTAATATGTTTAATGACATTTTTACTCCTCAAAAGATGTTTGATTTTCTATCATTTCATCAGTTACAGAATTGCATGAGCAATTACAGCATTTTTCTCTAACCATTGAAATTGGATCGTAGCCTTTTGGGGTTTGTCTGGCCCATGAATCTGGGTAATTATTTTCCATACCCAATTCTATCATGGAAATTTTATATTGCCATTGTCGGCAAAGACAAGAGCTAGTGAGTCTCCTGGATTTAAAG